AATGAAGAAGACTTTACAGCAATTGAAGATAGTGAAGATACATTGGAAAAAGAAATGTGGGACTTACGTTTAGGACCTGCAATTTGGGATAGAATCAGATCTAAATTCCCTGAAGATGTATTGACAGATGAAGATAAAGGAATTATCCAATTAATGGTGTTCCAACATATATTCAAAAAACCAGCTAAGGAATTCTTAGTGTTTATGAAAGAAATAGTTTCTAATTCTGAAAATGGAAATCGTTTAATGGAAACATTGGTTCGTGCAATTGAAGAGGATATTAACAATTACGATTACGAACAAACGATGGCGGAATTTGACGAGGACTTAACGGGTATTAGTGATGAAACAGATAACGATGAATTGAAAGATTTTATATCGGGTATACCAGGTATTTCATTATCTAACGATGACGAAGAAGATGATGATGACAGTCTATTTGACGAGTTAGGGTTAGACAGACCTACGAAATAATACAAAGGTGGTTTACAATAACCACCTTTTTTTGTATTTATACATATATGAATACCAGAACGGAACAATTAATTGAGTATGCAAAGATTATAAAAGATACTCCGTATGCACTTAGAACGTATTTACAAACATTCGATAATACACAGAAGAAGTATGTACCAATGGATTTGTTTGAAGATCAAATTCAATTAATTAACGACTACGAAGATTACAACGAAAACATTACAAGAAAATATAGACAGGCGGGTGTAACAACAGTAACAGCTGCATGGTTATCAAAAAAATTACAATTAGCAAAACCCGATAATCCTGAGAGAGTTCTACTTATTGCAAACAAACGTGATACTGCGGTGGAGATGGCTAATAAGGTTAGACATTTCTTAGAACAATGGCCTGATTGGTTAAATGTTGGGTTCTCACCTGATAAAAACTCAGAGAGTAGATTTAGATTAAATAATGGTTGTGAGGTTAAGGCGGTTGCAACATCGGCGGATGCCCTTCGTGGTTATACACCTACCATACTTGTATTTGATGAGGCAGCCTATATTGAAGCGGGTGATGATTTTTGGGCGGCATCTATGGCGTCCCTATCAACGGGTGGTAAGATTATTCTTATCTCCACACCAAATGGTTATGATCCCATCTATTACGGTGTTTACGACCAAGCATTACGTGGAATCAATGATTTCCATATAACCGATTTAAGATGGTTTAAAGACCCTCGTTACACTAAAGATTTACGTTGGATTAAATGTCAAGATATCTGTCACTATATGTTGAATAGAGAACAATATAATGATGATGAAGTTGTTTTATATGACTTTGATATGAAAGAGTATAATAAACTAATTGAGGATGGTTATAAACCATTTTCATCTTGGTTTGAGTCAATGTCAAAGAAATTTAAATACGATAGACGTAAAATTGCTCAAGAGTTGGAATGTGATTTCTTAGGTTCAGGAGATGGTGTCATTCCTGGTGATATTCAAGAAAATATCGCTAAGAACATGATTAGAGAACCTATTGAGAAATACATGCAAGCCACATTTTGGCAATGGAAAGAACCAATCATTGGTCATCGTTATATTATGGGTGTGGATGTTAGTAGAGGAGATAGTGAGGATTTTTCGGCAATATCTATTATCGATTTTGACGATAGAGAACAGGTTGCGGAATACATTGGTAAAATACCTCCAGATGACTTAGCTGCAGTCGCATACAAATGGGCTATCTTATATGGTAATGCATTTATCGTAACGGATATTACTGGTGGAATGGGGGTTGCAACATCAAGAAAATTAACTGAGTTAAATTACAAAAACGTATACGTTGAGGGTGTTAATACTCAAAACATTTGGGACTACAATGCTAAGGCCATGGAGAAAATACCGGGTCTTAACTTTAATAACAAAAGAACTCAAATTGTAGCGGCGTTTGAAGAACAACTTAGAAAAGGGTTTATTGTTAGATCCGCAAGATTATTAAACGAACTTAATACGTTTGTTTATATGAATGGTAGACCTGATCACATGAAAGGAACTCATGACGATGCTATTATGGGTATGTCTATGGCATTATATGCCGCAGACGTGTCATTTAATTTATTACAAAAGAACGAAAATGCGAACAAAGCAATGTTAGATTCTTGGACTATGAGTGAAAGATCATATGAGACAAGTAAATCATTCTATTCATATGGTACCGCATTTGATCAAATAGGTTCAATGGGAACGGATAATAATAATTTATATTATCGAGATAATAATATGAATGTCAGTAAACAAACATATCAAGAGAATTCTTGGTTATTTGGTAAACGTAGATAATGTTTAGTTTATCATTATTTTAGTTTATATTATAAAGAAAAGTATTTATATAGAATGGCAAATCAAAATTTAACTGTATTTCAGAAATTAACAAAGATGTTTGGGTATCCAGGGAAACCTCAGGTAACACAGGCACCTTCATTTAATTTCAGTAAAGATGAATTATTAAAAACAGATAACAAAGAAGATTATGATAAGGCAATGTTACAGGCTCAACAGAGTCAATACATCGCTGATAAATGGACTAAATTAGACCAATCTCTCTATAACCAATCGGTTTATTATGAACCAAATAGATTAGCAGCTTATTACGATTATGAGGCGATGGAGTTTACTCCTGAAATATCTGCGGCGTTAGACATATATGCGGAAGAATCCACTACAATGTCTGAAAAGGGTCAAATTTTAACGATCTATTCTGAATCAGATAGAATTAAAGAAATATTAGAAGACTTGTTTAATAACAGATTAGACGTTAATACTAACTTACAAATGTGGACTAGAGGTGTTTGTAAGTATGGTGACAACTTTGTTTATTTAAAGTTAGATCCCGAAAAAGGTATCATCGGATGTCAACAATTACCAAATATTGAAATTGAAAGAATTGAAGGTGCTGCGGGTAAGACCACAACACAAAATAGAGATTTAAAAGTTCCATCAAGAGAATTACGTTTTCAATGGAAGAATAAAGATTTGGAATTTCAAGCATGGGAAATCGCTCACTTTAGATTATTAGGTGATGATAGAAAGTTACCTTACGGTACTTCTATGTTAGATAAGATTAGAAGAATTTGGAAACAACTTTTACTTGCTGAAGATGCTATGTTAATCTATAGAACATCAAGAGCACCTGAAAGACGTGTATTCAAAGTATTCGTTGGTAATATGGATGATAAGGATATTGAATCTTACGTACAACGTGTTGCAAACAAATTTAAAAGAGATCAGATTTCAGATCCACGTAACGGTCAAGTTGATATGAGATATAATCAAATGGCGGTTGATCAGGATTATTTCATTCCTGTTCGCGATCCATCACAATCTAATCCAATTGAAACATTACCAGGAGCACAAAACTTAGGAGAGATTGCCGATATTGAATATATACAAAAGAAGATGTTAGCGGCATTACGTATACCTAAAGCGTTCTTAGGATTTGAAGAAGTTGTTGGTGAAGGTAAGAGTTTAGCTTTAATGGATATTCGTTTCGCGAGAACAATTAATAGAATTCAAAAATCTGTTATTCAAGAATTAAATAAGATTGCTTTAATTCAGTTATATCTTTTAGGTATGGAGGATGAATTAAATAATTTCTCATTATCATTAACTAACCCATCAGCACAATCTGATTTATTACGTATTGAACAATGGAAAGAAAAGGTTACACTTTACAAAGACGCAACATCGGATCAATCTCAAGTGGGTATCTTACCTGTATCACATACATGGGCTAAGAAGAACATTCTTGGATTTAGTGATTCTGAGGTTATGTTAGATTTACAACAACAACGTTTAGAACGTGCATTAGGATTTGAATTAACGAATACTCAGAATGTTATTAAACGTTCAGGTGTGTTTGATGAGGTAGACGCTAAGTATGGTATTCCTGAAGAGGATAGAGAAAAGGCGATGGAAGCGGCAGGGGCTGAAGCGGGTGGAGGAATGGATATGGGAGGTGGAGGAATGGATATGGGAGGTGGAGCACCACCGCCACCAGCGGGTGGAGGAGAGGAACCTTTGAGTGAATCTACATTAGCTAAAAAATCAAAAAAATCTAAAATACTTGGTATGTTAGGTGAAGA